CCGGGCCAAGGCCCGAGAGGTAACGTCCGACCAGTTAGGATAGGGCTGAACCGTGCCCACCCTCGCAGCTGCATGGGTGGACGTGGAACAGATCCTTTCGCATCACTGGTCGCTGTCGCTTTGCATGACGCGAGGCGACGCCTCCTACGGTACCAGAGGAAGCGACTGACCGGGGTCCCGTGGGACCCCGGCTGTCAGCAACCCTGGTTATCAAACTGTGAGGAGGTATTGTATGAGTCAAACCGTTGAGGAGTGGTCCACAACCTGGCAACACCTGAGCAATGTCGAGACGAATTGCACGAGTGGTTTACAGACGATGGCATCCTTCCCGGATAAACAGTACAAAGGCGTATCAAACGATGCGGAGCACCGCCCGAAACCCGCCGACTTAGAAGCTGCCCCTTGGCTGTACCTTACCGGTCAGCCTAAGCAGTATAAAAAGTTGTACACGTATGGTCTAGCAACACTTGGACCTTATGTGAAGGGTAACTACTCGTGCTGCTATAAGTGCCCACCAATCCCATTTTGGAAACAGGTCTGGTTTTACACCCAGCCTGGATACTCGTGGGATCCGGAGGTACGGCAGTATGAGGAATCCGATTGGAACTTGCGTCTTCGCGAGAAGATCAAGGGAATTTCGGTAAACCTCGCGAGTAACCTTGCGGAATATCGCGAAACTGCCACGATGTTTGTGGAATACGCGAAAGGGGTGCGGGACGTCTGGCGTTTTGTACGTGGTCGGTTACCCGACCGGCGACGTTTGTCAGTATGTACCGTATCTTCCGCGTGGCTAGGAGCAGTATGGGGTCTGAAGCCTTTAGCTGATGATCTCTTTAACTCCGCGATGAAGTTGAACGAAAAGATTGCTGAACCCCTGTACCGAAAGGTTACAACAGGTGGTGAAGTGTTCGATCGTTTTGACGAAAACGGCCATGTGGGTGTGTCCCGATCAAGTGACCGGGGTACCTTCTATGTGCGTCTTACGCCTAACGGCTATGACTTCACAACTGGGAACCTGGCGGAAATGGGGTGGGAGATTTTCCCGTTCAGCGCTGTTATCGATTGGGGAATACCCATCGGTAGTTGGCTGTCGGCACTCGATGCCCTGAAGTACGTCGACGACCTAAGAGGTACTCTTACACGGAAATGGACCTATTACCACAGGTATTTCCCGCCTTATTTGGACGGCCCTGGGGCACCTGGTTATTCCCGAGTTCGTTACGGGAAGGTGATCCATCGCTCCCACAAGCGGGACGTGTTCGTAGGCACCATTCCAATCGCCAACTTCCCATCGTGGGACCCCAGCGCAAGCTGGAGGAAAGTCGTAACTGCTGTCTCCTTGCTTACGAGCATTAGAGGCTGCAAGTACGTCCCTGCGAATAAGAAGTGGACAACTGTCCAAACTGCGAAGGGTCCGCTCAGGATTTTGTGAATCTGAGTTAACCTGACCAGTATAAACCAACCCTAGGCAGTATGATGCTGCTGAACTTTCCCATTGATGGGATTTACCATAGGAGCTATAAAATGCCCGCTCTGGCAACTATCACCTTGGTCGACGACCAGGTCCAAGACCATGTCTTCGTGCCGCAAGGCAAAGCAGGGCCCGAACTCACTGAGTTTGCCGCGCCGGGAGGGGTTACCCCTCTCTCCGACGAGACGCTCACGTTCCGGTTCAGCCGAGCCACCAATCAACGTCCGACGGATCGGACAAATTGTGGAATCGGGGTCCCGATTTACTATACGGATTCCGACGGCAATGAAGCGGTCGACGACACCTTTCGCTGGAGGATCGAGGGGGTCTCCCCCCAGAAGTCCACGGTGGCGCAGCGTACTACGGCTCTGAGCCTTCTTCAGGCTCTTGTTTTGAGCGACGAGTTCGCGGCGTACTTCGTGGATCGGTCTCCCTTCTACGGATAACTCCCAGTGCCTCCGGGTGCTGGGGATGATGAGGTTGGCATGAGTGAAAAGGTCGACGCAGCAGTGCGTTGGATCAAGTACCTTGTGCTGATTCTCACGGCGTTGGCGGCCTGCCTTTCGGGGCTGGTCGACCACGTTATTCGTAGTATCTAGCAAAGAGGTGTCTGCTATGTCGAATCGTTTCGCGATAGACATTAGTTCCAACTTGGCGTTGGAACTTAGTACCGCACTAGCTGTCTGTCAGGTCGTTGACTCTGACGTGGCGAGGGTTGTGTCCTCACTCATTCGTGAGGGGGATTTCAACCAACTCATTGAGATGCAAGTTCATCCACATTTGTACGCGGACCCCGTGCAATTCAGCCGGGATTACCTCGTTGTGGAGATGCTTCGCAAATCCCTGAATCTGCCACTAAAGGGCATAGACCCCGAGAAGGCGGCGAAAGACTCGTTTATCGAGTCAGAGAAAAGGTGTCGTGCGACCAACGATGTGTTCCGTGGGTACGGAAACGTGCTCCCTGAACGACTAGCGCCCGTGAGGGCGTGGGTCCATCGGATCGTTGGAGACTTAACACCCGCCAAACTCGAAAGAGTCGGAGACTCCTGTAGGTTTGGTAGTGGTGCGACAACTGGCGTAAGAGGTCACGGATCAGTGTTATCGGACAAATATGATAACAACATTCATATGACCCCTCAACTGATACCCTTTTACGAGGCCCTTTGTGGCCGCGAGTGGGTTCAGGATAATTTCGAGAGAAATAATCCTCCGCTTGTAGTTGAAGGGAGTAGGTTCTTTACCGTTCCGAAGAAGGCTAGCACGCACCGTGGTGCGGCTGTTGAACCCACGCTGAATTCCTATCTACAGCTTGGGATCGACACCGAACTACGCCAATGTTTGTTGGCTTTTGGGATCGATCTTTCTAGACAGGACGTGAATCAAGGCATGGCCAGGCTCGCGTATGTCCGTGGCTTCGCAACCATTGACATGAGCTCGGCTTCTGACCTTATAGCGTACTGGGTAGTTGCTACCCTATTCCCGCATCGTTGGTTCGAGTTGCTCTGCCTCGGCAGATGCGACCGGATACTCTTTGACGGGAAGTGGATCGAGTTAGAAAAGTTCTCGTCCATGGGGAATGGTTTCACTTTCGCAGTGGAAACGGTGATCTTCCTTGCCGTTTGCCTCAGCGTGGTGCCGCCAGAGCAACATCACAACGTTACGGTTTATGGGGATGATATTATCTTACCCCAAGCCTATGCGGGTGATGCGATCGAGCTACTGGAGCTCTTGGGCTTCGTAGTGAACACTAAGAAGACCTGCCTGGCAGGTAGGTTCTTCGAAAGCTGTGGGACGGACTGGTTTGAAGGCCAGAACGTCCGACCCTTCTTTCTGCGTGAAACTCAGGACCCCGTTGAGAAAACTGGGGCACCTTACGTTTTGCAGATTGCCAACGCGTTGCGGCTTTACGCGCAGCGTACTTCCACCGACGGTTTATGCGATCCCACATGGAAACCTTTGTGGCAGGAGCTAGTTGCTCTTGTTCCGAAGGAGTGGGCAAATTGTCGGATTCCAGCTCAGTTGGGCGACACAGGCCTGATTACGTCTCGTGGAGAGGCGTCGTCGGACACCGTCCGCCGCCCCATGAAGAAAGTTCTTCGACCTTCTAAAAACGGTCGTCGAGTCTTCGAATGGGTTGAGTCTGGGGAAGAGGGGTACATGGTCAAACAAGTCCAATGCCTTCCCAAATTTGTCGTCAAGGAAAGCGCTGGAGTTTTTCGCTCCCGCCTCGATCTACTGAGGCGCCGTCGGAATCAACCGGCGGAGAACGATGTGACGGTGGATCGTGCCTACCGGGTCTCCAAGACCGGCTCGTGCATCAATTGTCACTACGTTACAAGGTCAGCGCGTTCAGCCGCAAGGCAAGCGCTGCGAGGGCATTTTGACCACACGGCACTCGGTCAACCGG